CAGAGGTTAAGTTTTCAGATGTGGAGATTGTATCAGTCCCCGCATCATATGTCATTGTTTCTGCCATTATGCTTCAGGTGGTTGTTCTTGTTGTTGTTCCATTTGTAATCGTGCAGCATCAGTTTGGGCTTGTGCCATCTGTGGTGCATTCTGTATTGCTGCCATTTCTCCTTGTTGAGCTGCTTGCTGCTGTTGTTCTTGCTGACGCTCTTCCATACTCTTAACGAGATTAAGAACATCAATACCTTGTGCAGCTGCTAGACGTTTAATAACTTCATCAGGATTAATGTATTGTGCTATTGCTTCTGGTCCCATTGTTTGAGCAATGGTTTGTAAGAAACCACCTAATGCTTGAACATCTTGACCACGACCTATAGCATTAATACCTGCTACAATAATAGGCTTAACCATTCCTTTGGGAATACGTGGTATCTCTCCTGTCTTTTGGAAGATAGTAAGTTTACGATTTAAATATGGTACTAGTAATTCAGAAGTAAGTAATCCAAATAGACCACCAAGCTGCTGTTCTAGTTCCATCTGTGTCATCTGTACTTCTTGTGCAGTAGTACGTTCAGACTGTCTAACTTGTAATACAAGGAATGCCTCGTTCAATCGTTGTTCAAGTTGAGACATTAAGTTATAGGCTGTTTGGAAGTCAGCAGTTTTACCAACTTGTACAACACCTATATCATCTGGTCTTCCTTGAACGATCGCTCCGTTGCCTGCAGAGGCCAGCGTCTGTGGTTTAGTAGTGCTTGAGGGGGATACAACAAACACAACCTTAGCGGCTGCTGCAGAGCCTTCTACGAGTGCCTGAGAGAGTGCCTCTAAGGACTTAAGATCACCTATAAATTGACCGACTCTTCCTCTACCGTATGGCTCACCATCTACTGTATTAAAACGTAGAGGTAACCATGGTGTAGAATCAGCTGGTGCTTTACTTATAGACTTAGGTAATATTTTACCATATACTTCTTGATGCCAAACGAATCTATTGTTATCTCGTTTAACATGAGTGTATACATCACACTCTTCTTTGCCAAGATCTGATGTACCTTCATCATTAGCTGACATGGCTTCATCCTTTTCAGGAATATAACCTTCTACCAACTTTTTATTGATACGTTCTTTCGTGACTATTTCAATCACATGTCCGTTACCATCTCGTTCTATAACGAAGCGATTTAGAGGATATAATTTCAGACCTTCTTTACCCATAAAGATGAGAGCATTACCACCTACAACTAAATGCTGTAATGCTTGGTGTACTACTACACGATCATTTGACGCTGCAATAGCATCAAGGATAGTGCGCTCAATCTTTGCAAAGGATAAGTCTAGTTCTGATTTTACTTGTGGTCCAAACTCCTCACCTAATTGTGACTCATCTAATTGTAGTTTAAAAAAGCTGGATTGAGGAGGTAATAAAGCAAGAGACAATTTTGATGCCAATGCTACTACTCCTTTTGCTCCAACACTCTGCCAAGGTGTAGGTAATTGTTTCATACCTCCTTGATACTCTTCTTGTCCACGAATTAGATATGGTAAGGTAAGTTTAGATGCGTCTTCTGCCTCGTTTAGAAACTGTGTACGGGCGGTTGTTAAATAGTCATACCTTTCTTTAGCTGTTGCCATTGTTATATGTTAAGAGAACTTTGCTGTAATCTACCGCCACCTCTTCCAAAAAATCCTCCAGCACCACGCCATCTTGAGGGTTGATTTCTCTGTATCCTTAACTGATTTGAGAGTACTCCTCTTGGGTTATAGTATTGATTACCTGTTGTCCACTGTTGTGGTATGTTCCAATACTGATTGCTTTGGTATGGTATTTGATTTATATTATTTTCTGGTAGCTGATTAATACCAGTAGGATTACTCTGATTAAGACCAGACCCTGCTGTCATTGGTGGTACTTGATTAGATGTTTGTTGGTTTTGTATGCTTGGTACTGGTTTAGGTGAAGATGATACGTCTAATGGTTTAGGTGATAGATCAGGAGGAGGAGGAGGAGGTGCTGGTGTTACTTTCTGTTCTGGTATTTTAGGTGCGGGTGCATTCTTAGGATCCCAGATACCAGTTTTATTAAACCAATCTCTTCCACCTTCAT